CCCTTCGACCTCGATCCCTGCGCGCCGATGGTCCAGCCCTACCCGACCGCGACGCGAACCTTCACCCGGCGCGACAACGGGCTCCTGCAGCGATGGGAAGGCCGGGTATTTCTGAACCCGCCTTACTCCGACGTCATCATCGCCCGTTGGCTCGGGAGGATGGCTGAGCACGATCACGGGACCGCGCTGATCTTCGCGCGCACGGAGACTGACGCCTTCGATCGGTTCGTCTGGCAGCGCGCGACCGCGCTCCTCTTCATGCGCGGGCGGATCAACTTCCATCTGCCTGACGGCACGAAGGCCGACGGCAACGCCGGCGCCCCGACGGTCCTCTGCGCCTACGGGATCGACGACGCCGACGTCCTGGCCGCGTGCCGGATCGCCGGGCGCTTCGTCCCGCTCCGCATCCCGCGCTCGGTCGTCGTGTCGATTTTTGCTACCACCGAGGAGGGCGAGAAAATCGACATGACATGGCGCGAGGCGCTCGCCGCGTTCTTCGCCGGCCGCGACGGCCCGGTCGAGCTCGACGACCTCTACCGGCACTTCGCCGCCTCCCGGAAGGCTGAGACGAACCCGAACTACGATGCTAAGCTCCGCCAGCAGCTTCAACAGGGACCCTACCGCCGCGTCGAGCGCGGCGTGTGGGAGGCGCGCCGATGAGAGACGAAGACCGCGTCATCAACGAAGCGTGGCACCGGCCGACGAGGCGCCGCGACATCCTCGACCGGATGGGGATGAGCAAATACCGGATGCCGGCGCCGGAAAACGTCGCCGACGTCTTCGAGGGCCGTATCGTCGGCTCGCTCCTCACCGTCTTCCGCCAGCTCGACAAGATTGGGGCACGCCGTGCGAAAGGGTGACGCCGTCGCCTACCGCTCCATCGCCGGGCCTGTCTACGCCGCCGTCGTCGCCGACGTCAGGCCGTGCGGCTTCGTAGACCTCGACGTGAACGTCGGGACGAAGGAACCGGTGCGGCTCAACGCCATCCGGGAAGACAGGATCGAGCCGAGGGAGACCGCATGACCGCGAAGCCGAAAGCCAAGGAAAAGCCGTTCGCGCTCGAGGACGCGTGGCCGAAGATCAAGCGGGAGACACGGCTCCTCACCGCGATCCATCCCTACCCGCTGAACCCGCGCACCCACCCGCCGGCGCAGGTCGCCTTCCTCGCCGGGCTGCTGAAGAAGTACGGCCCCGACCAGGACATCGTCGTCGACGCCGAGGACGACATGATCCTGAAGGGTCACGGGCGCCGGCTCGCCGCGATCGCCGCCGGCATGAAGGATTTTCCAGTCACCGTCCGCTTCGACCTCTCCGAGGCGGAGAAGAAGGCGATGCGGATCGAGGACAACCAGTCCGCGCTCATGTCGGGCTGGGACAACGAACTTCTCCGCACGGAGGCGACGTCGCTCAAGTCGCTCGGCTACGACATCAACCTCCTCGGGTTCGGCGAGGCGCAGCTGGTCCAGTTCATGACGACGCCGGGACCGCCGAACCAGTTCCCGGCGTTCGGCTCCGACATCCACACCGACTACGAATGCCCGCACTGCGGCTACAAGTGGTCCGGAAAGCCGACCCCCGCGTCCGACGGCGACCGTCCCTCCAAGCCTCCTCCGAAGCTGGCCGCCGCGAAGAAAAAACGATGACGTGGCGCTCCTTCTCCGCATCAAGGACCCGCAGTTCTTCCGCAAGCGCAGCACCGGCGCGCCGATCCGAACCATAGACCTCGGTGCCGAGGCCTGCCCGACGATCATGGCGACCGGGCTGCGGAGCGTGACCACCGACAAGTATTGGATCGAAGACGACGGAGCGCCGCATATGACCGACCCCGCGAAGCCACCCTACCGCGTCCCGTCGATGGCGGAGGTCGCCGCCGTCCGGCCGAACGGGCTGAAGGTCATCTCCACGTTCGCGGGATGCGGCGGTTCCTCCCTCGGCTACCGCATGGCCGGCTTTAAGGTCCTCTGGGCGTCGGAGTTCGTCGAGGCGGCGCGCGCGGTCTACCAGGCGAACGCGGCACCCGGGACGATCGTCGACGGCCGCGACATCCGAGAGGTCGACCCGCTGGAGGTCCTGCGCTCGCTGAAGCTCAAGCCCGGCGAGCTCGACGTCCTCGACGGCTCCCCGCCCGTTCTCGACCGCCGGCAAGCGGGAGAAGGGTTGGAACAAGGTCAAGAAGTACAGCGACACGGAGCAGCGGACCGACGACCTCTTCTTCGAATACGTCCGGTTCCTCAAGGCGATGCAGCCGAGGGCGTTCGTCGCGGAGAACGTCTCCGGGCTCGTGAAGGGGACGGCGAAGGGCTACTTCCTAAAGATCCTCGCGGCGATGAAGGCATGCGGCTACGTCGTCGAGGCGCGCGGTCGCCACCTGAGCGAGACTTCAGGTTCCTCCGCTTTGAACTGAGCCTTCACGATCGCCTCGGCCCAATCGGCGAGGACGGCGGCGAGCGCGGCGCGCCCGGCCTCCGTCATGATCGTCGTCTGCGGCTTGTATCGGTGGTCGGTCCGAAGGAGGCCGCGCACGATGAGGGCCTCCGTGACGGAGTGCCGGACGGAGCGGTCCCGCGCGTCCTGGCCGGAGGAATCCGACGGGCGCAGGATCGGCACGGCGCGACAGTCGAGGTGGTCGATCAAGACGTCCCTCATGGTTCGTGAGATCATTGCGTTGCCCTCCGCGTTGAAGTTGTCCCCAGGCGAGACTAGCGTCGGACGAGTCAGGCCGTCCACTAGCGCGCGGAGATTTTTTTCTCTAAACCTCCGACTCATACGGGGGCGGGGATCGCGCTCACTCTACCGTCGGGCAACCGGCGGACAATTTGACGGCCGTCCGGAAGGGCGGTGAGGCGGTCCCCGTTCGCTGTTTCATGTGAAACATTTCCGATGAAGCTGATCCGAGTCTTCCCAAGCCACACCCGCGCGACGCCGGTCGACGATCTGACGCGGTTCGGGCCGCCCGGCTTCTTCGACGAAGCCGACGAGGTGCACATCTCCGTCACCTTCACCTACGACAAGCCCAAGGCGGAGCAGCTCGCCGAGCAGTGGCGGCACGTCGCGCCGGTCAAGATCGGCGGCGTGGCCTACGACGACAAGAGCCTCGAGTTCGTCCCCGGGAAATACCTCCGGCCCGGCTACACGATCACGTCGCGCGGTTGCCCGCGGCGGTGCTGGTTCTGCGGCATGCTTATCCGGTTGACACCCAACCACTCTAGCGGTAGATGAGAATGACTGAGAGCGTTGAACATTTGGCCGAAGGAGTGACCCTGCATCTCGGGGACAATCTCGCAATGCTCCCTAGCATTGCGGAATGTTCCATTGATGCCTGTGTCACCGATCCGCCTTATGAGTTGACGCAGGCCAACCGCCGCAACCCGCCTCCCTACGTCGAGGGTTCGCCTTATTCCCGTCATCGCTTGGGCGTGAACGGCGATGCAAAGCCTGTCGGCGGATTCATGGGTAAGGAATGGGACGGCACCGGCATTGCTCATTCGGTCGATCTCTGGCGCGCGGTCTATCGGGTACTCAAACCCGGTGCCTATCTGCTGGCGTTCGGCGGAACTCGCACGTTCGGTCGGATGCAGGTCGCCATCGAAGATGCTGGATTTGAAATCCGCGACACGATCATGTGGCTTTACGGTTCGGGTTTTCCGAAATCTCACAACGTAAGCAAGGCCATTGATAGTTCGGCTGGCGCGGAACGGGAGGTCATCGGACGGCGAACGGACGGCCCGTCCTCTTGGATGCTCGATCAAAAGATTGAACACCGTGCCAATGGCGGTACGGGCATGGGCTATGCGGATGGAAGCGGCAAAGAATATGACGTGACCGCCCCCGCGACCGATGCAGCGCGCCAATGGGAAGGGTGGGGAACCGCTCTCAAGCCAGCCTGTGAGCCTATCGTTTTGGCGCGCAAGCCGCTGATCGGCAGTGTGGCCGCGAATGTCCTGAAACATGGCACGGGCGCGTTGAATATCGACGGGTGTAGGGTTGCCCTCGACGGTGACTACAAATGCAGGGCGAACGGAAGGCCGTCGCAGACCGGACTTGGCGATAACTACGATCCCGAAAAGGCGAACAAGCCGGACACAGTTGGCCGATGGCCCGCCAATGTGGTGCACGACGGATCGGACGAAGTGATTGCGGCTTTTCCTACGACAACGAGCAAAGGGCATTTTCCGGGCGTCCAGAACGGCCACAACGCAACATCTTTCAGCGTGGCTAAAGGTCAAATTGCTCCCGAACGGATGATGCAGAACGAGAGTGATTCCGCCGCGCGCTTTTTCTATACTGCTAAGGCTGATGCAGACGACCGGCTTGGGTCGAAGCATCCGACCGTCAAGCCCGTTGATCTGATGGCCTATTTGGTTCGGCTCGTAACGCCCAAGGGCGGCACGGTCATTGATCCGTTTGCTGGCACTGGCACCACGGGCGAGGCGGCATTGCGCGAAGGAATGAGTGCGGTCCTGATCGAGCGGGAGCCTGAATACCAAGAGGATATTCGGAGACGGATGAGCCTCGCCATGTCGGGGCCTGCCGAGCGCGCCCGCGAAGCAATAAAGGCGCGGACCAAAGACAAGCCCGCTGACCACGGCCCGTTGTTTGCGGAGGTCAGTCATGATGACTAGCCATCGTGGGGTGCTTCCACTCGCCGCTATAGAGGCCGTCATAGGTCGGGCCTTCGCCATTCGTGCCGATGCCGAGCAAAGAGCGAAAGGCGTTGAACGGATAGAAGCGGCGGTTAAAGCGGAATGTGAACTCATTCAGGTAGGTTTGCAGGTGCTTAGGCTCGACGCGCCCGTGGTGCGTGCCGCCAAGCCAAGCCTTCAAATTCGAGAAAACAAGGTGGACGATGGGCAGGTATTCTTCGGCAACCTCCGGGTTGCTGCCCTCAACCACGGGCAAGTGCTGGTAGCCGAGCGCGCCAAGCGTCGAATATCCCGGCGCGCCGTCCGTGATGACCATCGCGCCCGGCTCGACGGCGGCTTCCACAAAGCCCGTCAGCGACTTAGCGCCGCGCGTGGGGACGATTTCAAGCCGCAACCGGCCAGCGTATCGCCCGCCGCGCCGCATAGGCTTGTCGCCTTTCTTGGCCGGTCGGGTGCGAACCTCGACGGCGGCCATGACAAGCACCTGATCTTGCGGGCCGCGCCCTTGGCCGCGCACCGCGCCGCCGATGTAAGTCTCGTCAACCTCGACATGATCCCCGCGCGCCAGATTGCCGCCGATCCGGTCACGGCCTTGGCGGACCATGCCAGCACGAAGCTTGTGCAGAATTTGGAAGGCGGTTTCGTATCGGCTGAGGCCAAGTTGCCGCTGGAACTGCACGGCAGAGATACCCGGCGTCATGCTGGACACAAGGTAGGCACCCCAAAACCATACCGTCAGTGGCGTTTTCGTGTCCTGCATGACGGTCCCGCGCATCAGGCCGGTATCCCGCTGGCATTTGCGGCAGCGCAGGACGGTCGGACGGGCGGCAAAACGGAACGGCTCGCCCTTTTCGTGGCAGTGCGGGCAGACGAAGCCCTTGGGCCACTTAGCGCCTTCCAGATAGGCCGCACAGGCCGCGTCATCCTTGAAAAGCCGCTGGAAGTCCCGGAGCGATTTCGGGAAGGGCAGGTGTTCCCACTGCAAAACATCGGCAAACGGCGGCATGACTTTTTACTCCACAACCGGAGGGCAAAATGCCCAACCAATGCGGAAACACTAGCACAAGTAGGCTTGGGTGTCAACCGGATAAGCATGTTCTGCGGCGTCCCGAAGAAGTGGCCGACGGTGAACCACCTCCCGATCCTCGACGGCTGGAACGTGCTGGACGACAACCTGCTGGCCTGCCGCCGGGATCACTTCGAGGCCGTGATCGCCATGCTGCGGCGGCAGAAGCTCCCGCCGAACGGCCGCATCGAGTTCAGCGGCGGCCTCGAAGCCTTGTCGCTGCAGGACTGGCACGTCGACGCGCTCGCCGACCTCAAGCCGCGGCCGAACTGCTTCTTCGCCTACGATCCAGGCGACGCCTTCGAGACGCTGGAGAGTGCCGCACGCCGGATGATCGCCGCCGGCTTCACGGCGCGATCGCACCGGCTGCGGACGTTCGTCCTGATCGGCTACCCGAAGGACACCTTGGCGCTGGCGGAGGCGCGGCTCCAGCAGATGACCTCGATCGGCTTCACGCCCTTCGCGATGCTGTGGCGCCCGGAGAAGCCGTCGCAGATGAAGCATGCGCCGGGGCCGGAGTGGCGGCGCTTCCAGAAGTCATGGGCTCGCCCGGCGATCATCCACGGGAAAGCAGCGTGAATTGCGACGGCCGCGCCGAGGCTCAGCGGATGAGCGCGCCCCACGGAGCGCCGAACCCGTGCCATCCTAGGATGGCGATCAGCACCCAGAGCCAGAACCAGCCGCCCATGATCCAATAGTTCGGCCGAGCATCCCACCACGGCCGGCAGGTGAAGATCACGCACAGCACGAAGATCAGCCAGAACCAAAAGCCGAGAGGCATGACGCGTTCGCCTTTCCTATGTGTGAAGAGAGAACTCCGCCCGGGCGCCCATTGTTCCAGCCCTCGCTGAACAGCCCCCTCGCCAACCACCCAGAACCTAATTAGGTTTGAAGGCATGACGGAAAGCCTCAAACCACCTACGGACGCGGCTCCAGGACCTCAGCGGGCGGCGTCGAGCGTGCCGGATTCTTCGGAGATACCTTACGGGCTGACGCGAGACGGGCGACCACGGAAGAAGCCCGGGCCGCCGAAGGGTGGCGTGCGCGTCGGCGGCATCCAGAAGGGGACCAAGAACAAGACGACGGTCGATCGCGAGGAGCGCGAGCGTCTGGTGCGCGAGGCGGCGGCCGCGGCGCTGGCGAACGAGGCGATGGTCGAGACGCTGGAGCGCAAGGGGACGCCGGACTCGAAGCGGGCGAAGAAGGTGCTGGAGACCTTCATGGAGCTGTTCGCCGGGATGGCGACGACGTACCAGCCGCTCCCGCCGGGGATGACGCTGACGCCGGAGCAGCTCAGGGGCCGCTCGCCCGATCCGGCGCTCTTCAAGGAGTATGCGACGCTGGCCGTGGAGACCGCGCGGGCGCTGGCGCCGTTCCAGGACCCGCGCTACTCGGCGATGATCGTCGGGGCGTCCGTCGTGACGAAGGTCAAGGTCGAGGGCGGAATGTCTGATGATTTTACGCCTCCAACCCTTTCAGGGCCGATACTGCCGGGGACAATCGTCACAGCCGACGATCCAGACGGAAGCAAAATCATCGATTTAACCGTCACAAAGTCTAAACTCGCGTCTGGAGGAGAATAGCCAATGCCGCCAGCGCGCATCTCACCGAGCAAACGATTTTGGACGAAAGTCGATAAAACCGGGAACTGCTGGCTATGGACCGCCGGACAATGGGGAAGCAATCCCGCGTTTCGATATGGCAAATTCTTCGATGGGACCAAACATGTCGCGGCTCATCGCTTCTCGCTGACGGAGAAACTAGGACGTCCGCTGCGAAACGGAATGAAGGCGCTTCATCATTGCGACAACTGCCTCTGCGTTCGGCCAGCTCATTTATTCGAGGGAACACAGGGCGATAATATCCGCGACATGACCACCAAAGGCCGGGGCAAAGGAAAATGGACTTCAGCGAAGACGTCTGGCGATCAAAACTGTAAAGCAAAACTCACGGTACTCGACGTCAAGACCATCCGGGATTTAGCGGGCTTCTCCCGGCAAAAGGACATAGGCCGGCGTTTCGGAATTACGCAGAGTCAAGTATCGAAGATCGTCCTTGGGCGGGTCTGGACCTGATGCCCGATGCCGCTTCCTCCCGGGACCACAACGGCCCGCCGGAGATGCTTCCCTTCGAGGCGACGACGGCGAAGGTTCAGCTGCCGACGTTTCATGCCGCGCAGGCGAAACTACGCTGGCTGATGTCGCAGACGCGCTTCGTGGTCGCGCGCTGCGGGCGCCGATGGGGAAAGAACGTGGTCGGCGAATCGGTCGCGGTGGACGACGCCTCGCACGGGCGCCTCGTCGGCTGGTTCGCCCCGGAGAACCGCCGGGCGGCGGAGTCGTACAACGTCATCAACGAGGCGCTCGGCCCGATCAGGAAGAACTCCTCGAAGACCGATCACGTCATCCGGACGATCACCGGTGGCCAGGTCGACTTCTGGTCGCTCGAGGACGAGAACGCCGGCCGCGGGCGAAAATACCATCGCGTCATCTTCGACGAGGCGGCGTTCACGAAGCCGAAGGTCACGATCGACACCTGGCAGAGGTCGGTCCGCCCCACCCTCGTCGACTACGGCGGCCGCGCGCTGATCATGTCGAACACCAGCGGGATCGACCCAGACAACTTCCTCTACAAGATTTGCCAGGACCCGACGTTCGGCTTCGTTCAGTTTCACGCGCCCACGCGGTCGAATCCTCATCTGCCACGGGACGAGGTCGCGGCGCTCCAGCGGGATAATCTGCCGCTGGTCTACCAGCAGGAATATCTCGCCGACTTCGTCGACTGGTCGGGCGCGGCGTTCTTCTCCCGGGAGAACCTCCTCGTCGGCGGCGAGCCGGTGCCCTTCCCGCCGCGCTGCGAGGCGGTCTTCGCGATCATCGACTCGGCGACGAAGACCGGGAGGAAGAACGACGGCACCGGCGTCGTCTACTTCGCGGTCGTCCGCAACCTGGTCCGGCCCGTGAGCGCCGACGGCAAGATCGGCCCCGATCACCGCCTGATAATCCTCGATTGGGATCTCATCCAGATCGAGGGCGACCTGCTGATCACCTGGCTCCCGACGGTCTTCCAGAACCTTCAGGCGCTCGCCGCCGAGTGCAAGTCGCGCACCGGCTCGCTCGGCGCCTTCGTCGAGGACAAGGCGTCGGGCATGATCCTCCTCCAGCAGGCCGGCCGCCAAGGCATGCCGGCGACGGCGATCGATTCGAAGCTGACCGCGCTGGGCAAGGACGAGCGGGCGATCTCCGTGAGCGGCTACGTCTACCGCGGCCTCGTGAAGATGAGCCGCCGCGCCTACGACAAGGTCACGAACTACAAGGGTACGACGCGCAATCACCTGTTGGGACAAGTGGTTGGATTTCGGGTAGGAGACAAGGACGCGACCAGGGAAGACGATCTTTTAGATGCGTTTTGTTACGGAACTGCGCTCGCCTTGGGTGATTCTGAAGGGTTCTGATGCCCACCGATTTTTACGTCTACATCTACTTCCGGCAGGACGGATCGCCGCTGCCCGCGCGGCTCTCACGAATTACGCCCGCAACAAGACGCCGGAACATCGGGCTACGCTCGCCGCCCTATGTCGTGCTAGAAACGTCGCCGGCAAGACCGCCGACTCAACAGGAACGACTTCACCATGACCGACGAACAGGACAAGCAACCCGCGCCTTCCCCCGAACTCACGGAGAAGGCGGCCAAGGCCTTCGCTGACGGTGCTGACGGCGCCGAAGAGCAGCAGGCCAAGTTGCCGGAGGGCGTGACGCCGGAGGTTTTCGCCGCGGCGACCGCGATGGAGCGCAAGGTCGGCCCGGTCGTGCGCCAGGTCCTCGGGATCGTCATTCGCGGCTTGCTGGTGTCGAGCCCCGGCGTGCCGCCGAACGTCCTCCTCGGCATAATGGCGTGGCAGACCGGCAACCTGCTCGCCGGCGCGTTTCAGGCCGACCTCGGGACGACGCTGATGGTCCGCAAGCAGCTCAAGGAAGGCTTCGCGGAGGGCATCGCGAAGACGCCGGTCGCGCAACCTCCGATGCAAGGCGGCATGATGCCGGCAAAGCTGAACGGCTGAGGACTCTATGGGTCAACTCCAGATCGACGGCAGTCGGCTCGGCAATTCGCTCCTGACGCTCCTCACCTGCGAGGAGATCGAGCCGGGCGATCAGCCGTCCTACGAACTGTGCAAGACGATCTGGCTCTACCACCCGCTCGGCGGGAAGATGGTCGACGCGCCGATCAAGATGGCGCAATCGCAGACCCGCGAGATCAGCGTCCCGAACAGCCCGGAGGCCCGCGTCCGCGATCAGTTCGTGAAGGAGTGGAAGGCGATCGGGGCGAACGATCACATCCGCAACGTCGCGGCCACCGCCCGGGCCTACGGCATCGCGTCGATCGCCATCCTTGCCGATGGCGTTCCGGCGGACAAACCAATCGACATGAAGAAGATCGCGGACCTCTCGATCAGCTTCAGCACCTTCGACCCGCTCAACACCGCCGGGAGCCTGGTCCTCAACCAGGACCCGAACGCGATGGACTTCCAGAAGGTCACGACGATCGCGGTCTCCGGCGTGCCCTATCACCGCTCGCGCGCGATCACCATCATGCACGAGCGGCCGGTCTACATCGCCTACACCGGCTCGGCGTTCGGCTTCGTCGGCCGGTCGGTCTTCCAGCGCGGCCTCTTCCCGCTCAAGTCGTTCGTGCAGTCGATGGTGACCGACGACCTGGTGACGAAGAAGGCCGGGGTCTTCATCGCCACGCTCAAGGTCGCCGGCGCGATCATCAACGCGGCGATGCAGGCCGCCTCCGGCATCAAGCGGCTCTTCGTCCGCGAGGCGACGAACGGCAACGTGATCTCGATCGGAATAGACGAGAAGATCGAGACGCTGAACATGCAGAACATCGACGGCGCCTACGGGATGGCCCGGCAGAACATCCTCGAGAACATCGCGACGTCGGCCGACATGCCGGCGATCGTCCTCAAGCAGGAGACCTACGCCGAGGGCTTCGGCGAGGGCACCGAGGACGCGAAGCTGGTCGCCGGCTTCGTCGACGGCATCCGGGAATGGCTCAACCCGCTCTACGTCTTCTTCGACCGGATCGTCATGTACCGGGCATGGAACCGCGACTTCTACGCGATCATCCAGGAGGACTTCCCGAAATATCGGACGGTCCCCTACGAGCAGGCCTTCTTCGAGTGGCAGAACAGCTTCTCGGCGACGTGGCCGAGCCTGCTGACGGAGCCCGAGTCGGAGAAGGTCAAGACCGACGACGTCAAGCTGAAGGCGCTCATCGCGACGGTCGAGGTCCTGATGCCGGAGCTCGACCCCGAGAACAAGGGAAGGGTCGTGCAGTTCCTTCAGGACAACATCAACGAGAACAAGCGGATGTTCACGTCGCCGCTCGACATCGACTTCGACGCTCTGGCGGAGTACGTCCCGCCGGCGCCGCTCGAGGAGCAGAAGCCGCAGAAGCCGTTCGCGGCGACCGATTCGCAGTCGCGCAAGGCGCGGGCGGTCGCGCGCTACGACGAATCGGTCGGTGACCTCTTCGACACGCTGGCCGCGAAGAACGTCGCGCGGACGGCCAAGCCGAACGGGGCGATGAACGGCCACGCCAACGGGAAGGGGATCAGGACGTCATGACGAACTCGGAACTCTCAAAGCATTTCGCCGTCCTCAGAGCGAACATGGGCAAAAAGATCACGGAGA